CCAGGGTTGTCTACCCTAGACTGTTTGGCACCTGCGTAAGCAGCGAGAGCATCACCCATTGACTTTACAGCCAATGAATGAAAGAATAAATAGACCTTTAGAAACGTTTATCGACCGTTTAAAGTCGATCAGATTACTATTAACGACCGTTAGGTCGCTCTTGGTTTTCTGTGGTTTCAAAGTGCCTGATTTGCTTCTTCCCTTCGACGCTTATACATCCGTTCTCCGCAAGGAGATCGAATGTAGAGGAGTCAAATCCTGTATCGAACTTGCGAAAGGCTACCAATTGGTAGGTCGATCGCTTGCGTTCGGTATCGGATTCGATCCTATCCCGTGGAGGAAGGTTGTTCCTGGTTCACAGGTTCCCAAAGACCTAAAGGTCCTTGTTCCCCTGTTAACGGGAACACCCACTATGAAACGCCTCGGTATGAGTATACTGAACGTATACAGAGTACTGAGGTTACCTCCAGTCCTTGACGTAAAGGCTATTACTAGCCCCGGCAAGGATGTAAGCAGTTTCATACCCAACTTTATCGAGTTTGTCAAACATGATAAGTTGTTCCAGACGGGTATAATCACACCTAATGAACGTAAACAAGAGGAGTACGGAGCCTACCTGAGCTCTAAAAATGGACCAAACGGTCCCGCCGTGAGAAACTCACATTGGGATTCGCTTGCCGTTAGTAGAGCCCCGGAAGACTTCCGTCTGTCTTTGCAAAGATTGCTTATAAAAGCAGTCCCCCCTGCTGAGTATGTCTACTCAGAGCAGATGGCCGATCTAAAGGCATCGCCTTTAGAGACGAAACGTACCCCCATCCTCTCTAAGATCTCAATGATCTCAGAGGGTGGTGGGAAAACACGTAACATCGCCATCATCGATTTCTGGTCACAGAACGCCTTGGTGTGGATCCATGACACTGTCATGGACATACTGCGCAAGAAGAAGACAGATGCGACATATAACCAAGAGGATGGGTTTGCTCGAGTTATCGAGTTAGCCAATCGTACTAGGTATTGTGCCTCATTTGATCTTTCTTCCGCGACCGATCGTTTTCCCGTTTCTATCCAGAAGGAAGTTGTTAAACTTCTTTTTGGGGACGAAGTGGGGGAGGATTGGGCCAAAGTGCTATGCGACCGAGATTTCGTGACTCCAGACGGAAATTCAATCCGTTGGGCGGTGGGGCAACCCCTAGGTGCTTTAAGTTCCTGGGGAGTGTTTGCACTGACACATCACTTTATAGTCAAATACGCGGCGAAGGATTTATTCTTCTCCGAGTACATGATTTTAGGTGATGACCTCGTGATAATGAATCAAAAGGTTGCAGATGCTTACAAGAGCATTCTGTCCGAAATCGGAGTTACCGTCTCGGAACATAAGTCTCTTGTCAGTCTTTCAGGTCATCCTCCCTTTGGGGAATTTGCTAAACGCATATTCCTTGGAGAAGATGAACTGACTGGTCTCCCTCCAGATATACTACTTGCGGCGAAAGAATCATTATACATGATTCCTCCTCTGCTTTCGTTTCTGAAGAAGAGATGGAAGATCAACTTCCCTGGATTTGAGCTTTATGTCCCGGGACTGTTTACCTTCTTGACAAAGAAGGGTCAGTCCCATCTTTCCATCATACTTGGATTCGAGACCATCAAAGAAGCCCTTACGGGGTATCCTTGGTGTGTCTTTTCCTCTGACGCTGTAGGATGGATTAAGTCCTACAACGCAGCGGCAATCCGACATATGATGGCTAAGCTAGAGAACACTTTCATGACTGGTAATAAGAAGAGAAACGAATTTATTCGTAAACTCATCTTAGACGAGCTGAAGGCCTCTGAGGGCGATGCGGTCTCAAATCGCATCCTTCATTGGGTCTCTCAGACCAAACACCCGGTATCGTTGGCTGGGATAATCATCCTAGGTCACCTTTCGGTGGCCCAAGATGAGTTATTCAAGCTTACCGACCCATACGTCGAAGTCCTGGCTATAGACCACATTCCGGATCCTGCCCTTGGGGCGATGTTCTACGATCGTAAGACCGAGAGACATCGAAACCATGGACAGATTGTCCTGAAGATGTTCTATGAGCTTGTGGAGCTTACTCGCACGGCCGAAACCTTGAAAACCAAGTCATCTCCGGGGTAATGGAGAGAGGCC